CCTGTTTTTGATTTATAAATTCTCTCTACAATAGAAGTAACACCTTCTATAGAAATGTACGTTGTAGAAATTACTATCCAATTGTCACCTGTAATTACTCCTGTAAAAAGCCCTACAGACCCAATTACGAATACAACTAATTTTCTAGAAACCCATTTGTTTAAATACTTGTCAACCAATTCCTGTCTGCTCATATCTAGTCTAAATAATATTTTAAAATTCGTTCTGTCTGTATTTTTACAGCCTGTTGCGGTGTATGTGTCTTAACTCCTTTTCCTAAGTCCTTTTGCTTCAATAAAGGCGAAATCATCTTCGAATAGTTTTGAGAAAGATATTCTTCTATAATTGTTACAAACTTAGCTCTATCTACGCCTTTTATTTTTTCGTCTTCAATATCTACATATAGGTAAATACGCTTGTTCCCGTTGTTGTACTCTTTGTTGATATAGTTTTCAACTAATTGCAACATTTCATACTTATCTTCAAACTTATCTCTGTGTCGAGCAACAGCATCAGTAATTTTATGGAATCTTAGCCATGAAATGTTTTGCCAAATTTTAGGCGAAATACGTCCTACAGATTGGAAATGCAAAATGATGTCGCAATCAGTATGTCTGTTGGTACAAATTGCACCCACTAAGTCATTAGGTAAGTTATCCGAAACGTAACGGTTAATGTCCTCAATAAGTAAAAGTCCGTTTCTGAATTTATCAAGTATGATAAACAAGGTTTCTTGAATATCTCTCAAAGTCATTCTTTTTCCGTCGTCGTGAAAAGGTCTAATTCTACGAGCTTCAATTGTAGGATGTGCTGAAAAACGCATAATGTCAGCAACTCTCAAAGCTTTTACATCCTCAAATTCGTCGTTTACATCCAAAATCAAAACCCTACGTCCGACAACCCCTTTAGCGGGATTGCCTAAAACGTATTGCTTAATCATATTTTTTGTAGTATAGGTTTTACCGCAACCCTTTCGTCCTACGGCTACACCTAATTTTGGTTCTCTCTCTTCCATTATTCTTATTTTTTTGCTCTAGGTTTTCTTGCTGTTGTTTTTTTAGCAGTAGCTCTAGTTCTTCTCACAGGTTTAGCAGGCTCTCCACTTAGTCTTTCTAATTCAGAAAGTATTTTTGTGTCGCCAAAAGTAGGCATTCCATCAGGAGCTACATATTCGTCTTTAAATCCACCTGTACCTTTTAAGTTTGTATAAACATCATCACCTTCTTCAGGTTCGAAATATTGAAGAGCTTCGTTAACTACTCCCTTTGGTTTAGCTTTTGCTTTTGGAGCTGTTTCCATAACTACTTCTGCTACGTCTTCTGTATAATCAGAATCGTTTGAAGCTGTTTGAGTTTGTTGAGCAGGAGCAGGTGCGGGAGCTGTTGCAGGTCTTGGTGCTTGGCTTGCTTTAATTGCCAAAGTGTTTTCCTTTAATGAATCGATAATCGAATTAGCAGTTTTCTTTAAAGTAAATGCCTGAATTCCTTTTACAGCAATATCTTGTCCGAAATAGTACATAAGCAATTGCTCGTCTGTCATTCCAATACCACGCTTCTTGAATACACGAATTAATGGCGGTTTTACCTTTTCTTTAAATTCGTCAGTAACAATAAAAGCATCTTTAATACTTTCGTTATATTCCTGAGCAAATTCTCTAATTGGCACATTTCCGCTCTCGGTTTGAAGAGTTATATTTGGGTCAATTTCGCCTTCAGCAATAAGTTGTTCTAATTTAGCTTCTCCGATTTGTGGAAATTTACCTAAAAAATTACATCCTGTTGAATACAAATCTAATGTCATTTCTGCCATCATTTCCGCACCCATTGTTTTTTCTTTTCCGTCTAATTCGGAATAAGCTTCATTGAACACTCTTTCAGGCTCTTCTTCTTTAGCTACTTCATCAAAATCAGTAAATGTTGGCGGTTCGAAACTTGGTTCTGCTAATTCTTCTACAGGTTGTCCCCCGTTTTCAAATTTATGCTGAGTATAACTTCTTTGTTTTACAGGAGCGTCTAATGGTGAAAAGTCGTTGTCTACGGTTTCAACTACTTCTGCGTAAATTTCTTCTGTTTCTTGGTTATTGTATTCCATTTTCTAAATTGTTAAGTTTTCTTTTTATGTTTTCTATTTTGTTTATGATTTTAGCGTCTTGGGGATGTGAACTTTTTAAATTCAAAACGTCTGATTTGTAAGAAGAAGTTACGCTTTGCAATGTTTTTAGTATGTGAGCTATTTCAACATTGTCAATGCCTAAAATATTCTGAAAAAAAAGGGCGCAAGACCCAACAGCATATCGTCTGCTATTTTTTCTGTTAGTAGAAAATAATTCTTCTTTGTCGATTTCAAATTCTTCGCATACAGTTTCTATAATTAAATGTGCTTTAATTAATTGCTCTTCTGTAATGGTGATGTTTAATTTTCTTGAATACTGAAGTATTTCAATAAGCCGTTCAGTCCCTATGACGTTAATCGTCTTATTTATTTCATTCAAAATATTCGATACGTTGTTTGTTTCTTGGTCTGTCATATCTTTATTTTAAGTAGTCATCTATTATTTCCTTTGTCATTTCAAATCCCCAACTAAAACAAGCTTTATAGCCTTTTTGGTTAAGAATTTCGATTGTTTCTAATTGTCCTTGCAAGTGATTGTTAGTGCTTGCTTTTATTTTTCCGTCTTTTTTAAAAGGGCTTTTCAGCTTTAATTCTATAAAAAGACCGCTAAATTCGTTTCTCGGCTCTAAGATAAGCAAATCAGGGCATTTAAAGCCACTTTTTTGTATTTTTTTATTTCTGCTTGCTTGTGTTATAGTTAGTTTCATGTTGGCAATAGTGTCCGACAAAAACTGAACTTGTGGATATTGAAGAGATAAATACTTTGAAACTGCTACTTGTAGCTCGAATTCATCATGCTTCATATACCATACTTTTTTGCAAATTCTTTATGCTTTAGTATTTCCTTTCCAACTGTTGTTGCAAAATCATTATCGCTTGAATAATGAATCCCTAAGTATTCTCTGCTAAAAAACACATCGTCAATTAATTCTTTACAAAAAGAATAATGTTCAGGATATTTATTTCCAATAACATTTAGGGTAACATAAGATTGTACTCCGTGACCTGAAGGGTATGAAGGTGTATCTGCTGAATGACTTTTAAATGGAAATAATGCCAACTTGTAATATTGCGCTAACTGATAAGGTCTTGGTCTTTGGTAATAATATTTAAGCTTAAAAATAAGTCCTCTAATATCGCCAAATATTTCATGTACTAAGTCCTCTACGTCAATATTCTTTTGCTTGAATGTAGAAATTAAAACTTGTGACAAACTTCTGTCGTAAGCTTTGTATCTTTTTAAAAAAGAATCATTTTCTTCTTGCTTAATGGAAGCCAAATTATCAACAATTTGGTTAAGCTCCTCTTTGGTAAGTTCTGAATCATTCTGAGGAAAGCCCTCTTGCTTTAACTTTTCAAATAAGTCGCCTACCAAACAAGGTTGTGTTATAAACTTCTTGTATTCTATTGTAGGATTGCCATAAGTAACATTATTCATTTCCATAAGTTAAATTAGTTTCTTGATTTTTTATAAACTACATAAGCCACAACTATTCCTGCCAAAACTAAAATATAAGTTTTGTATTTTTGTAAATCAGTTGATTTAGGTTCTTCGTTAATAGCTGTTGTTGTAGAAACTACAACCTCTGTATTTACAGGTTCTGTTACCTTCTCTGTATTTACGGAATCAGGAACAAGGTCTTTTTTAGCTATAGCCTTTTTTTGTTCTTCTAGTTTAACTAAATCAGAATTAAGAAATAAAGAAGTAGGTTCACTGCTTTTATTTGTATTTGAAGAAACGTTTTCTTTTGTTACAATCGAACTTTCTAAAACATAATCAATAGGTTCGTAAACCGTACTAGTATTATTTGCCTGTTGGTTTAAATTACCTCTCACTAATCTACTTCTATTGTCCCCTACGTTTAAACTCATTTTGTGCTTTTTAAGTAGTTTGATATTTTTTACCTAATGCTTTTTTAAGGTTGTATTTAACCTCTTCAATATCGCCCGACATGTTGTCAAACTCTTCAACCGTTGGTTGTTCGTCTAATTTTTTTAAGGCTTTTCTGTAATAAAATATACCGTATATTGGTACAACTATCCATAATGCCATAATTGCAATATCAATAATTCTAAAACTAGGTTTTACTCTATTTTCCATTAATCCCCCTTCAGCCATTTGTGGTTCAGGTGCAGGAGCAGGTGCTACTACAGGTGCAGGTGCAGGAGCAGGAGCTACTACAGGTGCTGTTGCTATTTCAGGTGCTTGTCCTTCCATTTTATCTAAATTTTTTAATTGATGAAGCTATTAATAATATTCCCGCTAATGTCGCTCCACCTACATAAACAGTTTTGTATTTTTTTATATGCGATACAACTGAATTTCCTGAATTAGAAGACCCTGATGTTGCTGTCGGTTTCTTTTTTGCCGTAATAACAACTTCATTTAACTGCTCTACTCCATCTAACAAAGTTATTTTTTTGTTTTGTAAAGCTAAAGCAGTCCATTCCTGAGATACAAAACCCAAATAACTAATCTTGAATTTTGATTCCGATTGTATTACATCACTATCAAGCGAAAACTTGCCGTCCAAATTTGTAACAGCACCGAATTTACCCGCATTTACTCCGCTAACTAACGTGACATTTGCCGATGCTAAAGGTTCTCCTGAACTATCAAAAACTTGTCCGCTTATTTTCATATTTTACCGCCTTTAATTCTTTGAATTGTGTACCAATTTACGATTGCTCCCAATGTGAAAGAAACTATACCAACAATTACAAAAACAGTAGATAAATGCTTGTGCATTTTATCATTTGCTTCAACTTGTTTTTTCATAACATCCGCTTCTTCGTTTGAGCTTGCGTCATTCAAAGTGTTTGTTAAATCTCCCATTTATTTTCTTTTTAATTTTTTATATAAAAGTGCGCCAAATACTAACAAACCTATTAATATGTAACCACCATACGATTTTACGGCTAATGAAAAACTACCGTTATTTAACCATTCTTTAGGTAGCTTTTCTAACATTATTTTTTTTACTTCCCACACTTGAATTTTACCGTCTTTGTTTGTTTCAAAAGCAGGATTTTGCCTAGCTATTGTTGAAGCTGATAAACTATTTGTTTGAATAGTCCAATCTTCAGGTTTTCCAATTGCTAAAGGGAAAAATACTGCAAAATAACAATCAATGTAATTTTTCATTTTTCCTTTGTAAGGCAATAAATATTTATAAACGTAATCAAGCTGTTTTACAGCCGTCATTCCCTTTAATGCTGTTGTAGTTGTACCTAATCCTTTTGCAGTAGCAGGCATAAACTGAATAAGCCCTACTGCACCAATTGGATTAGTAATGCTTGGTGAAAATGTTCTAGCACTTTCAAAATACATAATAGCCATTAGCCAATTTGGGTCAATACCTAAATTGTAAGAGATTATGTTTACTTTATCTATAAAAGCTTTCCTGTATGAAGCAGGTACTTTATCTTCGTATATCAATGCCATTTACCATAATATTTTGTCAGCGTAATAACCTGCGCTTCCTGTTACTTTTCTGTCCTTTTCATGTCGCTTTTTATAAAGCTCTCTCCTTTTTTTTGCGTAGCCTTTTTCAACAGCTCCGTATTTTTCTAAGTACATGTAAGTAGGATAATCATTCATACCCATTGCTCCTACACTAGCTACTTTCTTTCCGTTTTTAAAAACGTCAATCTTTTTCAACACATTGGTTGAAGGCTTTATCACTACGTTGAGCTTTTTTGCCTGTTCAAACGAATATGGAAATATTTTATAAGCCATTTTTAAACTAAACTATCATCTATGTAAACTTGAATAAATCCATATTTACCTAATGACTTTGCTAAATAATTTCTAGTTTCCTTTTGGAAACCCGTATCTTTAAACAACTGTAAAGTGCTAACTTTTTTGTTGTCATACTTGCTTCTAATTCTGCCATATACTCCTGTATTGTAAGCTATAATAGCCTTGTTTAGAAAAGAAGTTCCGTTTACTTTTGTAGCGTCTAAAGCTACTCTAAAGCAAAGAGTTCCAATCATTATATTGAAGTTAGCGTCTGAAGACAATTTTTGTTCCAAAAGCCTAGTATTTGCTGAACTTAAATTTTGATTGTTTACCGTTAAGTTTAAAAGGTAAGGCGCTTTTGACTTTAATTCATTATAAGCTAAGGTAGGCATACTTTGCCCTGTAAAAGTTTTAAATCTTGAAACACATTCTCTTACTGTGATTTCTTTTACTTGCATAAGCCCAATCGCTCCTGCTGAATTTTTTCCTACTTGCTTTCCGCCACTTTCAATTGCTATTAAAGCAACCAATGTGGACTTAGGGATTTCAAAGACTGAACCCCATTTATCAATAGAAGCCCCATAAGAAGTCAATATGTTATTTACAATAACTTTGTTTGATGCTACTTCTTTTTTGTAATTATCGTAAACTACATTAAAGTCAGGGATTTGTGTGTCGGCTATTTTACTAAAAATACTCATAATTTTACTTTTAAGGTATGTCGTTAGAGTTTATTTCAGCCACATCATCTTTTGAAATTATGTAGGTAATGTATTTTTCTTTAACTACATTTCTAGTCAAATATTTAGCCAAGAAAAAACCACCTACTGCAACAGCAGTAAGTGATATTCCTAACCATATTTTTTTATTTCTATCCATTTTTATTTTTTTAATAAAAAAAGACGAATGCAGGTTTTATTTATTATTTCTAAAATAATTGATTGCACCTAGCGAACCTACCAATAGTAATCCGCCAAATATTAATCCAAATAAACCTGAACCTTCTTCTTTTTCAATTGGTTCTGCTTCGTGAACTTGTTCTGCTTTTTCAGGAGCTTTTGTTGGAGCTTCCTTTTGAGCGGTTCTTTCATTCAAATAATCCTCTAAATCGTCTGCCAAATCTTCTTGCATGTCTGCAAAATAATCTTCGATTTGCTCAAACGCTTCTTTGTTTTCGTCTGTTGGGTCTGCATCAAACTCTTCTTTAGCTTTAGCTACTCTAGCGCTTAATTCATTTAGTGAGTTCAATCTCTTAGCAAGAGAAGGGCTTACTTTATTTTCCAACTTAGCTAACAATTCTTTAATTCTTTCCATAGTGCTTTTATTTTTTCTTAGTTAATTTTATTATTATCAATAATAGATATTTTACAAATTTAAACAAATTATTAAAATTCAAGGCATTAAATGTAAAAACTTAACACCTTGAACATTAACTTTATTATTTAACCTGCGCCCAAGCTCTTTTTAATGCGCTAGCCCAAGCTTCTCCTTCTTTACGAATTTTCTTAGCTATTGCAACCACTTCGTTCATTTTTGGACTTCCTTTGTGGTTTGTCAACTTACCTCCTGATTTCATTTTAGAATCATATTTAGCTTTTTGCGCACCTGCAATTTTGTTTCCAACTTCTTTGGCTTCAGCTTTGTCGTAAGTTTTTCCGTATTCCTTTTGGTATTTCGGTTCAACTTGTTTTCCTTCAAAGTTTTTAGCGATTGCTTTTGCCTTTTGAGCGAAAGTTACTTTACCTCCTTCATTCATTTTACCTTCTAAAAGCTCTAATATTTTCTTTTTAGTATAAATTTGTTCTAATAACCAAGTATTAGCTATTTTTCTAGTATTTCCTTTATACCCTGTTCCTATTACTTTTGAAGGTTTTATTCTACCTATTTCTAATAAAAATAAATCTTTATTATAGCCTTCTATATCGTCAAGTAAACTTTCTTTTGTAGTAGACATTTTTCCTGACATTATTCTTTCAGCGTACCATTGAGCGTCTTTATTTAGCTTTTCTTTGTCTAAATCATAATGCTC